CCCAAATCTCGATGATTTGATATGTATTCTTTGAACACATATCAAATCATCGAGATTTGGGATGTGTTCAAAGAATACATCTCTGACAAAAACAAAGAAACTGCGGCTAATCATTTTGTCGATTATTTGCTAGGTAAAGATGTTGATGTCAGTGTCTTACAAGGCCTAGTAGGTTATGACACTAGTCTAGACGAAGCTATTGAACTTGTAGTCGGGGATGAAGAACTCGACGAGGATGAGGACGAGAGCGACTACGGCTACGAAGACGAGGAATACTAAACATGGGATGGTATGCTAAAGTCTCCCAAGACATAGCAAACCTTCCAGGCTGTTTAGATTACTTTTACAACGAACTCGAACAAGCAAGAACAGAGGTCAAGATCCACGGCAGCGTGGAAAAGGCCTCTGCTTCTTTGCCGGGTATTGTTGAACAAAGATTTAACCAACTGCAAGAACTTGAAGCTATTCTTGAATCGTTAAACATTGACCTTCGTAAAATAAGATCTAAATTGTTTCGTAAATATTTAGAAACTTATGCACGAGCCTTGAGTTCTAGCGATGTTAACAAATATGTCGAAGGTGAGGATGAAGTTATTGATATGGAAAAAATCATTAATGAATTTGCCATGCTTCGTAATCAATGGTTAGGCATTATTAAAGCATTGGATCAAAAACAATGGCAAATAACAAATATTGTCAAACTACGCACAGCAGGACTTGAAGATATTTCAATATAAGTGTATAATAATATTATGTATATAGAAGAATTGGTTGAAGAATTATCGAGATCTCGGCATGTTGTAAATGATGCCGACATGGCTATTCTACAAAGTTTTTCTGATCAATATTTCAACGGTACGGGTTTTACTGAAAAACAAAGTGTGTTAGCAATACGTATTATTAAACGATATGAATCTTCTTTGTCTAGTAGATTAAAAACCGAAATACTGCCATTTTTAGAAAATCCCAATTTTAAACTAAAAATACGTAAATCTGTGTTAAACAAATCTGTTAACATTATCGATGGAAATATTATTGAAGTAAAGTTTCCCTACTCAGACGAGGGCGTTAAGGCAATAAGAGAATTTAAAGCAAAACATAATAACAACGCAAGCATTGTTTGGGATAAAGATACAACAGCCTGGCATTTTCCAATTTCTGAGCAAAATATCAAATTTATATCAGATCTATGTTCTGATGATTCTTTTACTTTTAGTGAAGATTTTCAAAATTACGCAGATACGGTTGAAAATATTATTAATAACGCAGAGCAATATGCACCTATGTTAAGCATTATTAATGGAGAGTTGAAAATACAAAATTCTCCAAAAAATATGCCAGAAATTGAAACTGATGATATTTTAGAAGCGGTGTTCCAAGCCCGTAATTTAGGTGTAACACTATGGGATGATCATATAAATGAATACCTAAATAGTTCTTATGTTCAAAATGAAGTTAAAAATTTCTTAATCAAAGATACCAATACCGGATTTCATTTAGATCCTACAGAAACTGGAATTTCTGCCCTAAAAACCATTATCAAACATAATGGCCCAACATTGATCATTATCCCCGGCGGCGATGAATATAATAAAACTCTGCAGGTTTTTGACATTTTAAAGGGCATAGGTATCCCTGAAAAAAACATGTCAATTTTATTCAGATTACCTTCTGAAACTGGTAGAAAATTTAATGATTTTGTAAAAAATCAGAGTCTAAATGGTCCAATTTCGTCAGAAACAAAAGTAGTGTTTATCAGTGCTAAACTACCTAAACCGCTATTGAAATCTAAAATAAAATTTAATACAATAGTAAACACAGGGTATGCTATGGCACATTACACACTTAAAGAATATACCAAAAATCACCAAAATTTCATTAATTTTGGGGTAAAACAAAAATACATAGGATTTGATTTTGGCTACTTGTAAAATAGTTATTAAAGATGAAGTCAATATTAAGATTGAAAATCTAGATCTTGATACACGCAAAGCCTTGGTCAAAAAATTCAAGTATGAAGACCCTACTGCTCGCTTTAGACCAGCCTATAAACTAGGTCGTTGGGACGGCACGGTGAGTTTTTTCGGTCTTGGAGGAACAACTTATCTAAGTATGCTTCCGCAGGTTTTAGAATATTTAGAAAGTAAAAACTTCTATATTGAACTGGAAGATCAGCGCATTCCTGTTGACCTAAAATTTGACAAAATTTCGGTGGATTTTTGGGGTGATGCTACATGGCCTAAAGGACATCGATTTGAAGGTCAACCTATTAGGTTGCGTGAAGATCAAGTTGAAGTTATCAACACATTCCTCGAACATCCACAGAGCATACAGGAAATTGCCACAGGTTTTGGTAAGACTATTACCACTGCAACTTTGAGCAAAATTTGTGAAAAATACGGTCGAACAATAACCATTGTTCCTAACAAAAGTTTAGTGGAACAAACCGAAGAAGATTTTGTAAACTGCGGATTGGATGTTGGAGTTTACTACGGTGATAGAAAAGACCTAGATAAAACCCATACAATCTGTACATGGCAAAGTTTGAATATTTTGGACAAAAATAGCAAAAATTGGGACGAAGCTGCTAGTGCAAAAATGGAGATGTTACTGAGCGATGTTTGCTGTGTCATGGTAGATGAAGTACACATGGCCAAGGCTGAAGTATTAAAAAATCTTCTAACACGCAACCTTGCCAATGCTCCTATTCGATGGGGACTAACTGGTACTATACCTAAAGCAGACCACGAATTTCAAAGCATCAAAGCCAGCCTAGGTGAAGTTACAAATCATGTTTTTGCTCACGAACTTCAAGAAGCAGGAGTGCTAAGTAACTGTCATGTAAATATTATCCAGACTGCTGAATGGAAAGAATTTAAATCCTACGCAGAAGAACTAAAGTATTTGGTCACCGATAATGCTAGATTAGATTATATGTGTGACTTGATTAAAAACATAGCAGAAAAAGGTAACACACTTGTTCTAGTTGGACGAATCGAGTCTGGCAAAGCAATGATTGAGAAAATTCCTGATAGCGTTTTTATTAGTGGCGAAGTAAAAACAAAAGATAGAAAAGAGGAATACGATGAGGTTAAAACGGTTAATAACAAGATCATTGTGGCGACTTATGGTGTGGCCGCTGTGGGTATTAATATCCCTCGTATTTTTAATCTGGTTCTGGTGGAGCCCGGAAAGAGCTTTGTTCGCGTTATACAATCAATTGGCCGAGGTATTCGGAAAGCCGACGACAAAGACCACGTCGAAATCTGGGACCTAACTGCTGCTTCAAAATATGCCAAACGGCATCTGACAGAACGTAAGAAGTTCTACAAGGAGGCTAAATACAACTACACGATCCAAAAAGTAAAATACATATGATACAATTTTTAGAAAACAAATACAAACAATGGTATGAAAATATTGTAAATTCTGCTAAAATTAGAAATACAATAGGTTATACTGAAATACATCATATTATTCCAAAAAGTTTAGGAGGATCTGATAGTACTGATAATTTAGTAAGACTTACTGCTAGAGAACACTTTATTTGTCATCTGTTATTAACAAAATTTACAACAGGTAACAATAAAAGATTGATGAGTTTTGCATTGGGGAAGTTTATACAAAATTCACCACTTCAACAAAGAGATTTTAATTCTTGGGAATATAAAAAAATTAGAGAAAGCATATCTGAAGCTAGAACAGGAAAAAAACATTCTGAAAAGACAAAGAAAAAAATGTCTCTAAAAAAGAAAGGGCAAACACCTTGGAACAAAGGGAAAAATATTGGTCCATGTACTGAAGAAAGAAAAATGTTATTATCTAATTATTGGAAGGGTAAACCTAAGAGTGATGAACATAAATTAAAAATAAAAAAAGGAAAGATAGGACATAGTGCTGGAATGACCGGAAAACAACATTCTGAAGAAACCAAAAAGAAAATGTCTGAAAGTATGAAAGGATTGAAAGGTCCTCAAAAAAGATTTGATATATGTCCTACCTGTAAAGAAACAAGTGTAACAGCAAGACATATAAAATTTTGTAAAAATAAAAGGTAAAATATTAAAAATGCAAATTCTAACCCTTGAAGACAAGATTTTTTATCTTAATGACTTACCTGACGAAATTGATGAGGATCTGCGATTTGCTGTACTAGACAATAGCGACAATTCTAATCCTGATCATTTTTTTATTCCCTTGATCTTTTTAGAAAGTTTTACAGGGCCTGCAGCAGTCTTAAAAATTGGCCCACATGAACTTACTATGCCATTAGACTGGTGCACCATTGTAGGAGATCCCGAAGGACCTGATATGGAAGTATTGCCGCTCACCAGTCTAAATGATCGAGGATTTAAAACGTTCTGTTTCAATCCATTAAGTGGATTCCGTCCGGAATTTTTAGAGATTGATATCTTAGATGTATATCAAGATGTCAAATGGTATTTTCCTAAAATGCGGCCTGGGCAACTTCTTTGCACACCATTACATGCAGGACCTAAACCATCATGTGCGTATTTTGTTAAAGAAGTTAGTCGTCAAAGTGAGATTGTAGATTATACTAAATGTTGGTAATATATGGGCTCACTCAAACCAAATGCTACCTATACATACGAAAGCTCTAATGGGGTTGTATATCGGCGAGAGTTTGGTTCTGATCCTACTACCCGAGAGGTAGTAGGTCATGCCTACGATCCTCGAACCTATGACGGTCGTCCTCTGCATGACCATATGATGGATGACAAACTTTGGGGCGATATAAGAAGAGCAGCAAAGGATAATCCCTCTTTACAAGAAGCATTAGAACGTGCTAAAATAATATATTACCTAAGTAAAGAAGATGGCAGCAAAACTTGATATTAAACGTGAACTAAGTGCAGTTGATCATAGGAATTATGATTTCTATGATAATCTCACTGATGAAGAAAAGAAGGTATTCAGCCCTTATATTCTAATGCGTTATACATCAAATGTGCAAGGCGATAGGGATATACAAGAGTGGTTTTTAGAAAGAACTAACGATCTAGTTAATAAAAATCATTGGGATCTAAGTAAGAATCATAAAGCATTGCTGTGGAAATTATTTGCAGCCACGGGCGCAGGTATAAGTTGTTATCACCCATACCTAGCAGCAGGTAAAAAAGAAAAAGCCAACAAGATTGAAAAATT